ATTAAAAGGTAGTTTGATTGATATAGAGAAGGCACAAGAGATTGCCAGTATAGCTAAAGAACTGATTGGCAGGGGTTTTAGTGCCGAAGATACCATGCAGGGAATAACTCAAAGGCTTACGGAAATGGGCTATAAAGATGTACCTGTACCTGACCTTTCCGGTTCGCTAACTACCATCGGGCCGCAGGCTTCAAAGTTATGGCAAGATGCAATGGCCAGGCAGCAAGCTACGAATGACCCTTTAGCAAACCTACAGGCAAGAGTAGCATCTGGCGAACTAAGTCAACGGGATGCAGCCTTAATAGAGCAGCAGTACAGCCAAGGATTGGGCGGCTCATTTGAAGAAGAGATACCACCTGATATTGCAGTACCTACCGGAAGGGAAGAAGCGGAATATTATACCTATATTGAGAATCTAGGTGCTCCGCCTCAATATAATAATTATCTCATGAATCTATATCAACAGCTTTATGGAGAGTGGTTAAAAATCCAAAGGCCGAGAAAGGATACATTTATCAAGTTTGTAAGGGAATACCTTGCCAAAGGAGGACTGTAATGGCAATAAGTTCATTTCTAGAATCACAGCCACAAGCGCAATACGCTCTCAGGATGCTGGGGTTGGGAAGGCCGGTAAGACGGCAGTTTGACTTCAACACTGTCTACAATGAATATCTGGGCAGGTTAGGCCAGATGCAGCAACCCGGGCAGGCAATACCAGACTTAAAGTTCGAGGACTTCTTAAACGAGTATCCGTTCATGCAGCAATATCAAGCGTTAAGCCCACAGCAGAGAGGGTTTTATCCGGGCAGTATGGTAGGCCGCAGCGCAAGGTTTCTAAACTACTAGGAGATTAGATGAAGCATAGTAAATATACGAAGTTGCAAGATTGCGAAGGGATAGAGATTGACAAAGAAACTATATTTAGGTTTGCTTGTTGTGATTGTGGGTTAGTACACGATATGGTTATTGCAGACGAGGAAGATGAGAAAAGTAGTTTAGCTGTTAGGCGTAATAGCCGAGCTACCGCGCAACTCAGGCGGCATTCCTTTGGTTATTTACAGCAACGTAACATTGGTAAGTATTCAATGAAGGGATAATATGGCACTAGCTTCATTTTTAGAAACACAATTAAGGAGAAGGGTACAGCCACCTCCACCTCCATTAAGTCCAGAAGAGCGAGACTTTATACTCTCACAGATAACAAGGTCTAGGTCTCCCTTTGAAACATGGTCTGGTCTAGGGCGTGGTATATCCGGCATACTTCATTCGATGCCTTCAGGCAGATGGTTAACACCTTACGAGGAATTGCCAGAAGCAAGCAAGGGGTTAGGTTTCCTTTCACCTTTAACCGGAGAAGAGGCCAAAATAGGGACAAAAGGAGCAGCCGAATTTTTACCTGATATAGTGGCGTTAGCTGCTGCACCTGGCAATATCGGACTTAGGGGCATTAAAGCCCTTTCACCCACTACAGAAACAGGTCTTACAAGGGTTGGACTCAGAGCAGGGCAGGCGGCACTTGCCCCAGTAGCAGGTATAGAACTTGCTACGGGAGCTGTCTTGAAATATGGTATAGCGATACCTGCCAAGATGGTAGGTAAAGGTGCAAGCAAAGCAGGGGTAAAAGTTTTTGAGAAAACCCTTGACCGAAGGTTAACCCATTGGATAGCTACTCAAGGTGTAAATCCAGCGCAACAGTCAGCGCTAGGCAAGTTTATAGTTGGCAAAAGGGCTAAGGTAATTGAATTTGCCACGAAGAGAATAAGCGATAGATTGACCGCTGCTTCAGCCAAGAGGCAAGGATTTCAATATGTAGCAAAGGTGGCTACTGAGGATACCATCAAGGACATAGAAAAGAATCTAATGCCCGAATTTACCAGAACACAGACTGACATAACCATTCAAGGGATAAAGGCAGGCAAGTTCACAGGCCAGCCAGCCCCTTCAGTAACAGCAGTACAGGGTGTTGTGGGTAAGTTGGGCAAAGTCCCTAAGCCCATACAGGAAGCAGCACAGAGGGAAATGGCAGCGCAAGCACCTGTTACCCCAGAGGTTACTGGATGGAGACAATCTTTTGAGGATACTACTGATATATTTAGAAAGGCACAGATACTTAGAGGCATCGCTGATTCTGAACGTGTAACGGCAAAGGAACTAGAAGATGTATTAAGTCGAGTTAGTGGATTGCCCGAAGAAGCTAATATACGATGGGCTGTTGCATCTAAGCAGAAAACAATGGGGATACCCACTACCCCAGAGGTTAAACCTATCATACATAAAGGTGGTAGGGGCAAATATAGCCCAAGGCAACAAACTCTAACCGTTGGTGGAAAGAAAGTAAGCCAAGACCCCAAAGAAAGTAGGTCACAATACTGGGAAAGAATCAAAAACCTGCGGATAGAAGCTGGCGAAGACCCAATGTCTGGGAAACTTGCAATCCCCAAAGCCGAGGTTACAATGGCAACGAGGAATGAATTTGAAAGATTAATCAATGAGGAACATGGTATAGAATTAGATTTCAAATCTGATATTGAATGGAATCAATCTCGATACTGGACTATTGAGGGCAAAGATAGAATTACCATTGGGACTAAAGGGTTATCGGAAAATGATGTTAGGCTTGTGACTCTACACGAATTGTCTCACCATATAGTTAAACACGAAGGAACTTTTGAGCTTGAATTGTACCAAAAGTATGGTGAGAAGTTAGCTACTGAGATAGAGGCATGGAAATGGACACTAAAAAGCGCTTCAGAATATGGGTTGGAGGTTACTGGCATTGAAGAATTGCTCCCAAAGAAATTCCCAATATCCGAGATTAAACCATTCTTAGCAAAGCCTACCCCAATCCCCAAAGCCGAGGTTACAGCACCTATATCAGTACAGACTGGACTTGAAGGGATGGAGAGGCCAGCACAGATGAAAGCCTTTGAGGAATTTGGCGGTGCTCCAGGTGCAGGTGGCGCAAAGCCAGGTCTGGTTGATATTGCAAAGTTAAAAGCACAGCAGGCAGCTAAACCATTACCAGGGCAAGTAGGGCTTCCGGAGTCAAACAAGATAGAAGAAATTACAACCTTGCTTAATACCTCCGGCAGACTCCCCAAAGGGCAGGGTACAAAACCTGAATTAAGGTTAGAACTTGCCAGACTAGAAGCTCAAGAGGCTATCAAGAATCTTACAACACCCTCCGATTTACAAGCAGAAATAGAAAGAGTGGGGGTAGAATTACAGGCTAGAAGCAGACCATACCATGCGGCTATGGAAAATACCTTCCCCCAGTACGATGCCAAACAACTAGATGAGTATATGAAAGTGCTCGAAGAGGCACAACCACAAGATATAGCGATACCTCCACAAGCACCATCGGCTATTGAAATAAGAAACTGGCGAGATATGGGATTGACCCCCAAAGATATAGCCGAATTAAAAACTATGTCTCCTGAACTTAGGGAATTAACTACCCACCAAGCTCGTATAACTGGATTTCGTAATGTTTCAGACGCAGCTATAGATGATTATTTACAAAAAGCACTTATACTAGCTAGAAAAACAAATGATGCAAATGCAATCAAATCTATTGAGGCAGCTATTGGATTTCAAAAAAGCGGTGAGTTACAAGATGCTATATTAGAGTCTGAAAAGGGATTGGGATATATTCATAAATCTAGCAGTGAGGCACAAGAACATATTGCAGAGATGGGAAGGCTTCAACCGGTTACGAGAACCATTGGAGATGTATTAAGTTTTCCTGAATCTACTGTAGCACCCACACCAGAGGCCGTACAACCTGTTTCTGAGGGGGTTACACCTACGATACCTCCCACTGTTACTACTCCCAAAGGGGCTACTGAAAAAGTTAATGCTATTCAAGCTAAAGGAAAGGCTACTCCCACAAAAGTCAAGCCTGCTGATGCCAGGTATGCTCACATTGAAAAGGCTGCACCAGATGGGCCAAAACCTCCCAAACCTCCGCCCTCTGTAGCTAAAGGAGTTCCGTCTAAAGACCCCAGAGAATTATTAGCTAAGATATTTGATAACCAGTTGAAGGGAGAAAGCCTGAGTGAAACTGCTATCAGGTTATACGGTGGTGCTACCCGAAGTGTCTACAGGAGAACATCAGATAAAGTTGCTGAAGGCTCTCAGAAGTTAAAGGAACAAGGCGTAGGTCAAATTAAGCTTGGGAAACTTGTTGTCAGGGATGCCGACAAGCCGATAATAGATGAACTTAATGTATCTCTGCATAATCCTAGTGGGGTAGCATCTGGTGAAGTTCCTATACCTAAAGGTTATGAAGAAATATATCAAGAGCTTAGAGAATTAGCTGACTGGACTTCAGCCTCCACACTAGATGCAGACCCTAACGCCATGTTGATAGAGGATTGGTTTTTCAGAGGGTGGAAACCGCCAGAAGGAATGTTTACAGGCGCGCCGGGTAAAGGTGGGTTAGTAACCAAACCCAAACCGATGAGGATGCCTAGAGTAGACGCTACCTATCAGGAAATGAGGGACTTAGGTTTTGAGCCTTTATTTTGGAATCCTTATGACCAGTGGGCATACAGGCATAATCTAGGTGAGATATATCGTGAGCAGATGGATTTTGTTGACTATCTCAAGAGTCTACCCGGTGAAATAATAAAACCTGATATGGGAGGCCCGTTACCTGCTGGTTGGAAAGTACCCAGAATAGGGCCAGCATTTGAAGGTAAGCCATTTGCTACTGTTGACGCAGATGGGAATCCCGCTGTGGCATATTCCCGCAGGTGGGCTACTGATGCAAAGACAGCCACTATACTAGAGTCAATGTTCGGCAAACGGCCCGAACTGACATTAGGAGTGGGCAACCATGAGTTAAATGTTATGGCAATGGTTGACTGGGTAGCTTTTACCCCTAAGAGAGCCAAATTATTTATTTCTTTCTTTCAACAGGTTGACTTCTTAAACCGTTCTGGCGGTGGTAGTTGGGCAAAAGCTATTGATGATATACAACATGGTAAGCCTATTGATGCTGCTGTAGCCGTATTAAGGTGGCCCAAGACAGCATACGATATACTAATTGCTAACTTCTCACCAGGTAAAAGGTTAAGCCTTGCACAGCAGATGGATGATACCACCCCGTTGGTTGAAGGCAGGCCAGGTGTCCATATGAAGGGCATTAGTGAAGCTGGTTTGTCCACAATGGATGTAACCATATTTGCTGACGAGATGGACAAGCTCATGCGCTCGGTAGCAGAACATTCCGGCGTATGGAGCAAGTTCAAAGGGTTAGGAAGTGCTGTTGTAGATTTAGAAAGTGCTATGAGGAGAGGTTTGTTTCAAGGTACTTATCCAGCAGCTATGACTACTGATATCAAAAACAACATAGCAATGATGATGACAAGAGAACACCCCACAGCTACAGATGCTCAGATAAACGGGTATATAGCAACACAGGTTAATAAGAAATATTCAACTTTGCCTCCTGAACAAAGTGTATTTCACAGGGTTTGGATAAGGGAATTGCTCAGACGACTTTTCTTTTCATTTAGTGAGTCAGAGGCTTTAACCCGACAGGCGACTGGTATGTTTCATGGCCCTAACAAGGCTTTCTGGACTAAACAGATGCTAGGGGTTTTCTTCTTTCTGGCAGTTGTCGCCAATATTATCCACATGGCTTCTACTGGAAAACCATTACCTAAAGAGAGATACGTGCCGATAGCAAAGGATAACTGGGGGCCACTACCGTTTGGCTACAACCCTAAATTCCTGTCACCTACTCTACCGTTCAAAGGCAGGGGTGGTGCCGAATTAACCGTAGACCTAATGGGGCAACAGGATACCGTTTTGAGAATACTCAGCCCTGGCGACTTCCTTACAGCGAGATTAAGTGTGCCAGCTAGAACACTGATGAATCAAGTCAGTGGCACAGACTTCTATGGCGCATCTATGGATACCCCTGGACAAAGGGTAACTCAGTTTGGTGTTGATATGTTCGCTCCTATAGGATTGGGGGGCATCATAGTTGAAGGTGCTAGACAGGGCATACCCGGCGCAAAGGATGTTTTTTTAGAACAGGAGAGTCGCTTGGGGATGGCAGGATTGGGAATACAGGCCACTGGTATAAATATCAGGGCAGAGAGTACAAGACAACTGCTGGACAGGGCGGCATCGGAGAGTGGATTCCAAAAAGCTGACGGAACACCTGCTCAAAGTTGGAGTGAATTGGAACCTCACCAGAAAATCAAAGTAATGGAAAACAAGGAATTAACAGGGGAATTAACTACAAGAAGTGAAACAAGTGTAGAGAGGGGAATGCCCGGAGCTGCGGGTTACGCTGAGCTTGAAGGATTGACACAAAAGAGAATCACAAGGGGTGAGGCTTTAGTTACTGAGTTTGACGATAACCTGATGGATGCCAACACCTTCAGAGATGAAGTTACCAAGCTCAAAACAGAAATATCCTCAAAGAAATCACAGGTCGATGAGGACTTCCAGCTATTCCAGGATACACAGGATTTACCACAAGACCCCAATAAGAGGGCGCTGGTAGAATACTACTCGATTTTCGATAAAGCTAAAAGAGAATCGGAGTCAATAGACTGGGACAGAGTAGAGCAATGGGAAGCTGCATACAGGCAGTATTGGACTCCATCGCAAGAGGCTTATGTTGACAGGAATATCGGCCTTACCGAGTGGGGGCCAAAGATGCAGGAGTATGTGGAAGCACAGAAGGTATTAAGTGATTCTGGATACTGGGATATTGCAGAGCCGAACCAGTACGCTAAACGGATGAGTTTCAGGTTGCAACACCCGGAAGTGGAAACTATTTTACAAAAGTGGTACGGGTATCAACAGGCTAGAGCAACATCGTCTTACCAGTATCAACCAAGAAAAAGGGAGAGTTCTGCAAGAGTACCCGTTCTCAAGTGGTGATTAAATAGCAATACTCTCTATTTCTTGGCAAATATCTTTATAAAGAAGAAGCATCCTATAAAGAACAAAAGTAAAAAAGAAAAGTGCATCCAGTTAATCATAAGAAAAAAGCGGAAGAAATCATTAAAACCAAAAAGTGCAATGACTGCGAGAAAAATTAAGGAGACTAAAATTTTTCTAATCATTTCAACCTCGTAAGTCATATATTCATACTCTAATTATATACCTGGTTGTCAAGCCCCCATTAAACAGGGGCTTTTTTATTGGGGAAAAATAAAAAGGAGGAAAACAATCTAATGAATGAGGAGTCAGCGAATCAGGAAAAGGAGCCAGTAACGACTCAAGAATCCGATACCGAAGAGTTGGATAACGCTTCTGCTGAGGAAAGCGAAACTTCTGGTAAGTCTACTGAGGAGGAAACGGAATCAGGAGAAGAGGAAGAAGGGGCTGAGTCACAGGAGAAACCAAAAGAGGAAAACTTCGAGGACAAGGTAACGCGAATAGCACAGAAAATAGCTGCCAAAGCTACCAGAACAGTTGAGAAGCAAAGAAATGAATGGCAGCAGCGTGCCTTAGAAGCCGAAGACCGTCTGAATGATAAGTCCTGGAACGCTGCCCGCGATGACCTCTTTGATGAAGCCGATGAAAACCTTAGAGAAGATGAAGCCAAGAACAAAAAGACTCGTATAGACAAGACCTTTGCCGAGATGAGGGAGTTGAGGAGAAACCAGAACCAGATAAATCAGGTAATGGAACTGGTGGGTGTTACTAACCCAAAGGAACTCGCCGAACTTCTGAAATACTCAGGCAAAGATGGGGCAAAGGACATAGCCGAACTTGCTGCTATAACCAGTGCTACCCGCAGGAATAATATCGCATACGCGGAGTTAAAGAAAATCTTTTTTCCAGAGGACAAGAAAAAGGTTGAACAACTTGAAGTCTATGTTAAGAAACTTGCAAAGGCACAAGACCCTGAGAGTTTTGAGATGATTCTTGAGGGGATACGGGAAACCCACAAAGCCAAAAGCAAGCCTTTTGTCCCTGACGGTAGTAAGACATCCGGCAGTGGGGGATTGGACATTTCAACGCTTCCTATAAAAGAGCGGGTGGATGCCCTTTTCGCCGCCGCAAGAAAGAAGAAAGCAAAAAGATAGGAGGGATTAAATGACTACTCTAGCGCAATATAAGTATCTTGGCGCAGACCAAGAAGTAAGGATGGGGGTAGGTCTAACCCTTGTGGACGTATCGCCCTGGTTCAGGGAACTCCCCTTTACGGAACTGGCTGATAACGACATCTCCAGATACAAAATGGAGACTTCCGATGGCGGAGCCAGTGTTCACTCAGTAGGTGATACATGGTCTACTGCCAATCCTACATGGGAATACAGGGAAGCACAACTGGCGATTCTCGGTGACAATATTGACGTGGACAAGTTCGGTAACTTTGCGGGAGGTAAGGAAAATGCCCTGGATATAGCCCGTAAACTCAAGACAAAGGGTATTAGCCAGACCTTCGATAAACTCGCTATATATGGGCGAACTACAAGCACGGGTTCACTGAACAACACTGCTAACTTCAAAGGGCTGTTGAGGCTGATTGCAGAATGTGAATCCAGCACTACCGAAGACCTTGACGGCTGGCTGTATACCGGCGAGGACAGTGAGGCTCACAACAAACAGGTGCTTCAAGCTGCATCTGGTGAGTCGGCAACTGTGGCTCTAGCCATGTTCCATGCGTTAGTTGACCAGGTAAGGCCGCAGGCAAGCCATATCATAATGAGCCGTCTGGTGAGACGCAAACTGCAAACACTCACCGAAGCTGCTGGACAAAATCTCGAACACGACAAAGACCAGCTTGGCTATCAGATAACCAAGTGGGGAGAGCAGACAGTTTTCATTGACGACCAGATAAAGAACCAGATGAACGACCCTTCCGGTCTGGTAACTGCCATTGGCTCATACGACTACAACCAGGCTTACACAGCAAGCAGCACGGATACCTCACCTATATTCGC